TGGCGCAAGGTTGTGGATGTCGTATCTTGATAGAGAAGACGATGTCTTGCGTTATCAGGGTCTGGCATTTAGCTGGATAGGCTTTGACGAATTAACTCAATGGGCCACACCATATGCATGGAATTACATGCGTTCTCGTCTACGGTCTACTGCACCCGACTTACCTATCTTTATGAGGGCAACTACAAACCCCGGAGGTAGAGGACATCACTGGGTTAAAAAAATGTTTATTGACCCTGCGATACCAAACAAGGCTTTTGAAGCTACAGACATAGAAACTGGAGAAGCATTAAAGTATCCAGCAGGACACAAAAAAGCAGGTATATCTTTATTTAAACGTAGATTTATACCAGCACGATTAAAAGATAATCCGTACTTAGCAGAAGCAGGTGACTATGAAGCAATGCTTTTGTCACTACCAGAACAGCAAAGACGACAGCTACTAGACGGTGATTGGGATATTAAAGAAGGTGCAGCCTTTACAGAGTTCAATAGAGATATACATGTTATTGAACCGTTTGATATACCAAGTAACTGGGTAAGATTTAGAGCCTGTGACTATGGATACGGAAGTAAATCTGGAGTAGTATGGTTTGCTTGCGCCCCTAATGAGCAGTTAATTGTTTATAGAGAACTGTATGTAGGTAAAGTACTAGCTACGGATTTAGCAGATAAAATACTGGAATTAGAAGCAGGTGATGGTACTATTAGATATGGGGTTCTGGATAGTTCTCTTTGGCACAAAAGAGGGGATACTGGGCCTAGTCTTGCAGAGCAGATGGTAAGTAGAGGTTGCCGTTGGAGACCATCAGATAGAAGTAAAGGATCAAGAGTAGCAGGTAAAAACGAAGTACATAGAAGGTTACAGGTTGATGAGTTCACAGAAGAACCAAGACTTGTATTTTTTAATAACTGTACAAATATAGTTTCACAATTACCAGCTATACCATTGGATAAAAAGAATCCAGAAGATATTGATACTAATAGTGAAGACCACTTGTATGATGCACTAAGATATGGTATTATGTCAAGACCAAGGTTTAGTATATTTGACTACGATCCACACGGACGACCCCAATCTAGTATGCCAATGGCAGACAAAACTTTTGGATATTAAAGGTATTATAAATGGCAGAAGATCAAGAATTTACAGATGACGAACAAGTAGTATTAGAAGACTCTGAAGACTCAGGAGTTGATGATGCTAATATTAGTGGTATTATTCCGTTTGTCATAGATAGATATAAACGTGCCGATGACTACAGGCAACAAGATGAAGATAGATGGTTAAGATCTTATCGTAACTATAGAGGTATTTATGGGTCTGATGTTCAGTTTACTGAAGCAGAAAAGTCTAGAGTCTTTATTAAGGTAACAAAAACAAAAACACTTGCAGCCTACGGACAAATTGTAGATGTATTATTTGCAAGTAATAAGTTTCCACTTACAGTAGAACCTACAGTATTACCTGAAGGGGTTGTAGGTGATGTACATTTTGATCCGCAAGCACCAGAACAGTTTAGAGAGTCAGAGTTAGATAAAGAAATTAGTCCTTATGGATTTACAGGTGACGGTAAAGAAATACCTGCAGGTGCTACCGCTAAAACTCTTGCAGAGAGTTTAGGACCAATTAAAGGAAAGCTAGACGGTATTCAGGGTATAAAAGAAGGAGTGGGTAATACACCTACGGCTGTAACTTTTAGCCCAGCTATGATTGCTGCAAAGGCAATGCAAAAGAAAATACAAGATCAACTAGAAGAGTCTAGTGCTAATAAACATTTACGTAGTACAGCATTTGAAATGGCATTATTTGGCACAGGAATAATGAAAGGTCCATTTGCTGTAGATAAAGAATATCCTAACTGGGATGAAGAAGGTGAATACTCACCAAGAATAAAAACTGTACCACAAGTATCTCATGTATCTGTTTGGAACTTTTATCCAGATCCAGATGCAAACAATATAGATGAAGCACAGTATGTAATTGAACGTCATAAAATGTCTCGTTCACAGTTAATTGGACTAAAGAAACGTCCTTACTTTAGAGCGTCCGTAATTGATGATGCAATTATGCAAGGCACAAACTATACAAAAGAATCATGGGAAGATGATTTATCTGACTATGCACCTGAATATGGAGTAGAACGCTATGAAGTCCTTGAGTATTGGGGTATGTGTGATTATGGAATGTTGGTGGAACAGGGTATTGAAATCCCTTCCGAACTTGAGGGAGTTGACGAACTACAGGCAAATATATGGATTTGTAATGGTAAACTCCTGCGTATGGTACTTAATCCATTTAAACCTGCTACCATTCCTTACATGGCTGCACCCTATGAACTAAACCCATACTCTTTCTTTGGTATAGGTATTGCCGAAAACATGGACGATACTCAGACACTTATGAATGGGTTTATGCGTATGGCTGTAGATAATGCAGTACTGAGTGGTAACTTACTTATAGAAGTAGATGAAACAAACTTAGTTCCGGGCCAAGACCTATCTGTGTATCCGGGAAAAGTATTTAGAAGACAGGGTGGAGCACCCGGACAGGCTGTGTTTGGCACAAAGTTTCCAAATGTAGCAGGAGAAAACTTGCAGCTATTTGATAAGGCACGTGTACTAGCAGATGAAAGTACAGGTATGCCATCATTTGCTCATGGACAGACAGGTGTATCTGGTGTAGGTAGAACTGCGTCAGGTATTTCTATGTTAATGGGTGCTGCTGCAGGTGGTATTAAAAATGTAATAAAGAATGTAGATGACTATTTACTAAGACCACTAGGTGAAGGACTGTTTAGATTTAACATGCAGTTTGACTTTGACCCAGCTATACGTGGTGACTTAGAAGTAAAGGCACGTGGTACAGAAAGCTTAATGGCAAATGAAGTACGCAGCCAAAGACTTATGCAATTTATGCAGGTATCTTCTAGCCCAGCACTTGCACCCTTTGCTAAGTTTCAATATATTATTAGAGAGATTGCTAAGTCTCTTGACCTTGACCCTGATAAAGTAACAAACAATATGGATGAAGCAGCTATACAAGCTGAACTAATGAAGCAGTTCCAACAACCTGCTCCAACTCCAGAACAAGGTGCAGCACCAGCAGGTGCAAACCCAATGGACCCATCAGGTGCAGGTGGTGGTACAATAGGCACAGGCCAAGTACCATTACCACAGGAACAAGGATTTAGTGCAAATGGACAAGGAAATATTCAGCAAGCTCAAGGGGCTGGTCAACAACCCCAAGCAGTGGACCCACTTCAATAACTACTTAGAAGAGCTTGTTAAACAGCAACATCGTTTGATGGAACAGACAGACGATATTATTACAATACATAGGGCGCAAGGCGCAGTACATATGTTACGTAACATTCAAAGATTACGAGATAATGTAATAGCAAACAATTAAAGGTAATATACCATGATGAGTAAACAAATGGAACTTTTTGAAGAAGGTGGTCTTAAAGACGAAGGCGGCATGATAGATGCAGAATCAGGTAATGAAGTTCCTGTAGGAAGCACCCGTGAAGAAGTAAGAGATGACATCCCTGCTAAACTTAGTGAGGGTGAATTTGTTATGCCAGCAGATGTTGTACGTTATCATGGTCTAGATAAAATGATGGCACTACGAGATGAAGCAAAAATGGGTCTACGTAAAATGGAAGCTATGGGTCAAATGGGTAACTCAGATGAAGCCACATTACCAGAAGAAATGCCATTTGGTATGGCAGATTTAATTGTTGTTGCGGAAGATGGTAAAGAAGTTGAGATGGCTGAAGGTGGTTATGTAACTATGGCTAATGGTGGTGATCCATCTAGAAATGTTAGACAACTTGGTGCAACATATACACCACCTACAAACCAACCTATTAACTTTACAAGGGTAATGGGTGATGGCGGTATTAGTTTTAAACAATATAGAAATGCTAAAGGTGAAAATTTATTAGTATCTTTTGTGGGTGGTATACCTATAACTCCTATTCCTGAAGGATATACTGAGTATACACCCGGAACAGAAGAGTCCATAACTCCAGTAGAAGAAGCAATACAAGAAGTTGTACGGCTAAGTCCACCAACTCCTGTAGCGGATGAAGAGGATAGACAACGAGCAGGTTATGAAGAAGGCTACTCTATTGGTATTGAAAACATGACTGCTGATCAGTTAATTGAAGAAAATAGACGTAGAAATAGCCCATTTGCAAAAGTAGCAATAGCTGTAGCAAGCACTATAAATCCTTTTGCTGGTATAATGGTAATACGTTCGTTTAAACAAGGTGATGAAAAAATAGAAAAAAGGGCTGATGAATTAGGGCTGAAGAATTTAGCAAACGAAGTTAAAAACAAAAAAAGTATTATAGGAGGAGTAACTGATGCTGTAGCAGGAATAGTGGGAAATGTATCTAGTACAGTCGGACAGTTTATTTCATCAATATTTAATGATGAAGAGGTAAGCACTGCTGAAAAAGATATTTTAAAAGTAGCACCTCCACCTATGAGGCCGACGACTGCATTTCCAGCAAGAACATCTGAGCCAACAACTAGCTTTCCTCGTCAAATAACAGGACCAATAACAGGTGGTATTCAACCAGAGTCACGTGCAGATATTACACCTGCAGTTAGTGGTTCAGGAGGACAAATAAGTCCTTTTATGGCTGCCTTACGTGGTGGTTTTGATAGTGCTACACTAGACAGAGAAAGGGGTATATTACCCTCTGGAGTTGAAGTTGCAAGCGCAGGAGAACTTACTAATGAACAACTACGTCAGTTAGGTCAAGGTTATATGACTGCTGGTGATCGTTATGCAATGGGATATGGTGGTCGTGGTTTACAAGGAAGTAGACCTGAAGGTTTTGGTAGTCAAGATTTAGGGTATGATCCAACTGTTGATCCAAGAGGTCCAAGTCAAATACCTGATCGTACAAGGCCATTTCCAAACTATAATTATGAATCTAACATGCGTGATAGAAACATGCGTCCACCTTCAGGTACACCAAAATTTTATGATGCATTTGGAAACGAAACAATTTCTATGGGGCAAGGATCTAGTAGAGAATCTACTGATATACCTTTTGATAGCGGCACTAGGTATGTACAAGATTTTATAGATGATGCAGCTAGTGCAGATGCTAATGTAGCTAGGATACCATATGCAGATCCGGGTGCATATACGTTTGCTCCTCCATTTGGTAGGCAAGATGCTATGGGTCAGTTCCCTGCATCACCAATAAATGTTGTACCTAGAAATATGCAAGGTCCAAACTTTACACCAGACAGTATAGATCCAAGAGGTCAAAGTCAGATACCAGACAGTAGAAGACCGTTTCCACCAAGTGTTCCGTATGACGCAAGTTTTCCAAGAGAACCTGCTGTTCCTGCAAATGTGAGTCAAACTGACCAAGCCTTTGGTTCCTTGTTTAGAGATCAAAGAGCAGACAGAGCCGCTAGAGACTTTGCTTCTGGTGTAGGTAGCACTGGCGCACAAATATCTGAGACTCCTGCTTTTGAACCTGCAGCAGATCCAAGAGTTCCATATACACCTAGTCCTATTATTGCAAGAGCAGACGAAAGAAATTTTGTACAACCTGATACACGTGCTAGAGCAATAGAAGCAAATGCTAGACGTAATGCAGCCGCAGAACAAGGATTATTAACTACTCAACTTGAAAGAGGAGATCCTTATGATTTTGTAGAAGACTTTAATATGGGTACTGCTCCTATTACAACTACT